AAATTATCCTGTTGAATTATCCAGTGAAAAAATGTTTGTTAATGTTCCCTGGACAGATACAGCTTATACTTTACCGGAAGCAACTACAACTGTAAGAGGTGGCCTAGAACTATTTAGTGATACTGATAATCCTGTTGCACCAAATACTGTAAGTTCTACAGTTAGTAGAACTTATGGTTTACAATTAAATTCTAGTGGACAGGGTGTTGTCAATATACCTTGGACAGATACTCAAACAGCTGCAAGAGTTGCTGGTACTGGTTTAGATCTTAGTGTTAATACTATAAATGCTAATGTTGATGGTGTACAATCAGTCGCTGCTACAAACTCAAGTACTACTTCTGCTAGGACATATAAAGTTCAAGTTGATGCAAGTGACAAACTAGTTGTTAATGTACCTTGGGCAGATACACAAAATCCACATCAAACTATTACAGGTACTGGATCAAGTAATACTGATTCTGGTATAAAGTTAAGCGATAGTGGTGGAACTGTTTTAGTGTTAGGTGCTGGTAGTGTTACAGCTGCGCAAAGTGGTAATACAATAACATTAACTGGTACAGATACTCAAGGTGTTACTACGGTAACAACAACAAGTGGGACTTTTATAGATTTAACTCCAACAACACCACAAGTTGGGGCGGTCGATGTACGTGCGGATCTATCTGCGACAGGAACTGCAGGTTCGGTAACCTTCTTGAGAGGAGATAACACATGGCAAAAACCTTTTGTACTACTTACTTCAAGTACTATTGGTGTAGCTAAAATAGAAGATGACACTGTACAAAGTGTAGCTGCACAAGCAGTTACTGCAACAGCAAATAAAACGTATGGTGTGCAAAACAATAGCACTGGACAATTAGTTGTAAATGTTCCTTGGACTGACACTGATCCTGCTGAATTCGTTACAAAATTCTCTAATGTTAATGGTACATATGTATCTGCTTCTACAGTAAACACAGGAGCTATGGGAGCCGTGTCAGTAGGTACTTTAGATTTATCAGCAGTCGATGGTACCTCAGCATCCGATACAAGATTCTTAAGTAAAGATAACACATGGGATATTCCTTCCTATCCAGCTCCTAATACAGCTAATAAGGTGTTTTCTATGTTTACTTGTTCAGCAACAACAGTCACTTCCGCAACTGATGGAGTTGGGGCTGCTGTTGTAATGGGATTTGATACCGAAGCGGTTAGTGGCGGAGTTAGTGCTACTATGGTTATTTATGGTAGTGGAGGAATTCCAAGTGTAGGGAATAGTGCTTTTACAATACTTTATGAAGGTCCTGCTGATACTACATATCTTGAACTTACTTGGAATGTAACATCAAATACAAATACAGTAAATAATAGATTACTTTCAGGAATTAGAATGCAAAAAGGAATATTAAGTAGAGGGGCAATACAATGGTCTACTATTGACCCAACAACATCATATATTTATGATAGAGGTACTGGTAATATTATAAAAGGCTCAACAGCCGGATCAGTTATATTTAAAATTCTAGGATCTGGTTCACCTGTTGGTACATATTTTAGAATGCAGTACTGGAAAGAGGAATCTTCAGTAGCAACAGTAAAATCAGAATCAGTACTAAATGGGACACAATTATCAATTAAGCAACTAAAATAAAATGAAACAATATCAAATAGAAAATATAAAAGATGATTTACCTCATGAAATTGTTTTACCTGAAGTTTGGGAACAGAATAAATTTTCTGAATTAACGTTTACAAATACGCGTGCAACAGGAGCAATAACTCTTGATCTTTATGTAAAAGATGTTATCTTTGATTCGGCTGGGCTTTTGCCAATATATTATTTGCTTAGAAATGTTGTTATTCCTAATGGGGTATCTTTAACAGTAGGTGTTAATGAGATACCGTACTTAAAAGAAAATGTTAGATCTCTATGGTTAACTTTAACTAATGATGGAACCGGCTCTATAACTTTAATAATAAGATAAGCATGAATCATTTCCAAACAGTACCCCATTTTGTAAATACAAGAGAGTTCTCTCATGAGGCTAAGAATTTTATTAAGAATGGATACTATACTAATGCTCCACCTGGTACATATGCATATAGAGAATATTGGGATGAGCAGACCCGAAGATGTATGGAGGGGTATTCTATTGGTAGTATAAGGATAACAGGACCTCATTATTTTTATTTAAACTTTACCCAAATTAAAGCTACAGTTAAGCAAGGTAAAATTGAAAGAAAGATTCTAACATTTCCGAGTTTCTTGGATATGGATTATTATTATTTTATGGAGTGTGAACTTGCTAGACAGAATGGTCAAGGAGTTATTGTAGCTAAGGCGAGACGGAAAGGATTCTCATATAAGAATGGAGCATTATGTGTATATCAATATAATTTCTTTAGAGATTCTACAAGTATAATTGGAGCATATTTACAAGCCTATTCAGGAGCTACAATGAGTATGGCTTTTGAGATGTTAAATTTTATAAACAAATATACGGCATGGGGTAAGAGAAGAAATCCAGATAGGAGAGATTTTGTTAAAGCCCGATTTAAAGAAGTTGTAGATGGTAAAGAGGTTTGGAATGGGTATAATAGTGAGATCTTTACATTAACATTTAAAGATAATTCCTCTGCAGCTATTGGTAAGACGGCCGATCTAATGCTATTTGAGGAAGCTGGTAAATTTCCTAATCTTATAAATGCATATATGGTAACAGCACCAGTATTTAGAGATGGTAATGTTATGATTGGAATGCCATTAATATTTGGAACGGGGGGTGATATGGATGGTGGTTCAAATGATTTTGCAGAAATGTTTTATAACCCAGATAAATACTGGTTAAGGCCTTATGAGAATATATACGATGAAGGAGGATTAGGAACAAATTGCGGATTCTTTATTGATGATATGTGGTATAAGCCTGGAAAGGTAACTATGCCAGATACGGGAGAAGTAGTAAAATGGTAGATGAGAATGGTAACTCAAATAGGATAGCAGCAGAAGCATTTCTAGATCAAGAACGTAGTATCATTAAGACTACAGATTCTAGATCTACTTGGGAGAAATATATAACACAGTCACCTAAAACTCCTAGAGAAGCTTTCTTAAAAACAAGTGGTAATATATTTCCAACTATTGAATTAAATTCATGGTTAGGAGAATTAGAGGTAACAAAGAAAGCTCAAGATTTGCAGATGTTAGGAGACTTATACTGGGAAAAAGATAAAGTTAGATGGACTCCTAATAATGAATTAAAACCAATAATTAAGTTTCCATTAAAACCTACTGAAGATAAAACAGGATGCGTAGTTATATGGGAGCACCCATATAGAGATGCAATGGACCAAACGCCATTTGGATTATATATAGCAGGGACTGACCCTTATGATCAGGATACTTCAACTACAAGTTCATTGGGAAGTACATTCATATATAAAACTTTCCAGAAGTTTGATAAGACATATAATTTACCTGTAGCAGAATATACGGGAAGGCCAGAAACTGCAAAAGAATATTATGAGAATATTAGAAAACTTCTTACATATTATAATGCACAAACCTTATATGAGAATAATTTAAAAGGTTTAAAAATATACTTTGAGCAAAAAAAATGTTTACATTTGCTGAAACCACAACCAAGTATATTAAAAGATATAGTAAACAGATCAACAGTAGCTCGAGGTTATGGGGTACACATGAGTGAGCCTATTAAAGTTCAGGCTGAGATTTATTTAAGAGATTGGTTGTTAGAAAAACGTGCGGATACAGATGAAGGGGACCAAATGAATTTACATTCTATTTTATCTATACCACTACTAAAAGAATTAATTGCTTACGATAAAGATGGGAATTTTGACCGGGCTATAGCATTCATGTTGTGTATTTTACATAGTCATGAAAACTACCATGTAGATTTAGAAGCTCAGTTTGATTATGGGATGGGAGATAAGTTTTGGAGAACATCTCACTTCAAAAGGAGAAAAGTAGGAAATTAGCTTAATAATTAAAAGAATTTATATACTTTTGTAGATTAATAATATATTATAATGGAAACAGGACAAGAATCATATATTCTAGGAGACTTACCTAGGCAACGGGTACCCAGAAGTAAGAAGGGTAAAAAGTGGGCTAGGACCTGTATAGATGAATTAGAGAAAATTACATATGGAGATATTAACTACAATGGTAGGTCTTCTCGTGTAAAAAAACAAGTTAACTATGATCTGTTTAATGGTAAACTTAATCAGGGAGATTTTACACATATTCTAAATCCTTTTGGATTTTCTGAATCTGAATTTCCCGCAACAATGCAACACTACGATATTATCTCTCCTAAGATTCAACTTCTTATGGGAGAAGAAATAAAAAGACCTTTTAACTTTAAAGTAGTATCTCATGATCCAGATGCTATATCTAAAATAGAAGAGCAGAAGAAAGAAATGCTAATGCAATATCTTTATTCAGTTCTTGTAACACCAGAAGAAGAAGAGGCACAACAACAACAAATGCAAGAGTTAGCAGCAAGTGATCCAGAAAAAGCTGCACTAACACAACCAAAGACTCCAGCTCAGATTGAAAAATATATAAATTTTGAATACCAGGATATACGAGAAATTACAGCTCAGCGTATTTTAGAATATTTAACAAGAGAAGACAACCTAGAAGAAAAGTTTAATAGAGGATTTAAAGATGCGTTAATAGCAGGAGAAGAAATTTACTGGGTAGGAGATATTTCGGGTAATCCTACAGTTAGGGTTTGTAACCCATTAGATATTCGTGTTATATTAGATCCAGATTCACCTTGGATTGATGAATCGCAAGCTGTAATTGAAGAGAGATGGTTAACTCTATCTACAGTTCTAGATGAATATTATGAATATTTAGAGCCTTCTGAATTAGATATGCTAGAGAAAGGAGTAACAGGCAGAGATAATTCATCGAAGGATGGAGTCAATTATCCATATAGCGAGTTTAATATTATAAACTACTCTAATGTTTTAGATACTGTAGGTAGTGGAGTTTATGACCCAGGTATGATAAGATCTTATAGGCGTAATGGTATGGTAAGAGTTCTACAGGTTGAGTGGAAGTCTATGAGAAAGATAGGTATAATAAGTTATAGTGATGAGTCGGGAACTAAGCAAGAAGATATAGTAGATGAGGTATTTGAACTTCCTAAGTATGCTGAAAAGAAAGGAAAGAAATGGTTATTTGATGGAGTTGAATTACAATGGTTTTGGATTAGCGAATATTGGGAAGGGACTAAAATTGCTGAAGATATTTATGTAAATATAAAACCTAAATTAAATCAGCGTAGAGATTTAAATAATCCTAGTGAAGTTAAATCTGGATATGTAGGATATATTTATAATGAAAGAAATTCAGAGTCTATCTCATTAATAGATAGAATGAA